CTCCCGCCGTCAACGAGTAACTCATTACTTCACTTGCCATTTTGATTCTCCTTTAGAAGCCAAAGACGATTGCTTTGCCCGTTGATGAAATTGAACTGTTCATTGAACCTTGGATATCAACGATGCCCGTGCCATTTGGCGTCAAAGTGATCGCTTCGTTCGCGCCATCGGTGATAACTATAGTGCCGGAGTTTGTCGCACTGTTGGTGGAGAGTTTTAGATCCTGTGTGCTGTTGGATGAAATGTGTCCAACCTCACTGCCGCCCCCAATTGAAACAAGGTCTGTTTTCAAGACCACGTTGCCAGTGCCGTGGGGGTTTATATCAACATCGGCATTTGATGCACTAGTAATATCATTCCCATTGCAATCAAGATCACCTCCCAATTGTGGAGTTGTATCCTCTACTACATTATCTATCTCACCATCTTCTCCAGCAGCACCTGTTGCTCCAGTTGCTCCAGTAGGAATACCAAAAGTGAAAACACCAGTAGCCGCACTAAATGTAACAGTGGCAGATGACCCAACACTTAATGTACTAGCTACGGGACTAGTACTAATTAAATCGGAAGCATCTATTAATGTAGTAATATTTCCATCACTTACGCCTTGGTTATATGAAGTAACCGATGTATGAGCAACAGTAACAACTCCATAACGTCTAGAGTCTGATACAAACTGATTAACAGAATAGCTTTCTCCAGCCGCCCAATCTCCAGCATATGAAACATCAACACTGACTGATTGCCAATATGTAGATTGTGCAGTACGTTCAGCAGCAAATGTCAAAGTACTAGAAGTTGTATGAGCTACAAGAACTTCCCAGATAGTATCAGATTCTGCATCAATATATCTCTCATCAACAGCAACGGTTAAGGCATTCTGCCAAACCCCTTGAACATTACTAACAGCGAGATAACGTGCTAATAAAGCATCAACTTCATGCCAATTGTTGTGTTCCTCGGTGTGCCAAGGAATTTTATCAAAGTCTGTTAGCGTGAAGCTGAAGTTTGTTGTTACAGCCATTAGGCTACTCCTTCAGCTTAAACGTCGATTTCTGTTCCAACTACCTGAACATTTAGTGCTTGCATTGTTCGTGTTCCAACTGTGTATGTAACAGTATCACCAGCAGATAAATAATACTCAAAAGGTGCTGGAGCCACAGTTAACAATGCAGTAGCACCAGTTGGAGCAGCAGCAGTTTCTGGATTGACCATTAACGTACTATTAGAATGCAAATAACGATCAGCAGTCATATTAAGTATAATTGCTACCGCTATTGCATTTACAGTAATAGTTAGATCACCATCAGCATTTGAAGCGTCTGATCGTCCTGACCACATGATCTTGACTTTAGCAGCTTTCGCTGATGGGACAGTGTATACAGTAGTCGTCGCAGCAGTAGCTGTAGTAGCTTCACCGAGAACGCCGATTTTGTCAGCCATAATTAACTCCTATTAAAGTGTTGCGCGTTCGAACGCGATATCTCTAGGCAAATCACTAGGAGTTACAATATTGTGAAACCTAACAACAGCCTCTTGCACTTCCGACTCTGACAAGAAGCCGTAAAATGCTTTCGCTCCAGCAACACTTGTTCGTTGCTGCAACGCAGAGATCTCGTTACTTATGATGAGTAACTGCGCCCTCATCGTGGCCTTGCTGACTTTTACATTATCAGCAGGAAATGTTGTATCAACTGCACTTGCCATCTTTATCTCCTTGGAGAGCCAACAGAATAAGCCATTGTAATAGAAACAAATTTGAGTGCCTTAGTTGCATCACCAGACATTCTAAGTTTCATTATTTTATACCTACTTGTCCAAGCGTACAACTGCTCAAGTCTAGTAGGTCTTCCCCCACCAAAGTCCTCACCAAATTCATCAGCACCAAACCCAGGACTATCTCCACCTTCAAATACCATTGCTAAAGTTGGATCAAGAACGTCTACATCAAATCCTAAACTATCATCAAACTTTAGAGCATCTTCTTCCCAATCTTCTCCAAAGTCTGACTTATCTTTATATATATTATCAGTAAACATATTAGCTGTGAACTTATTATCTCCAAGAGTATCGAAGTTAATATAACGACTAGATTTAGTTAGAAATCTCTGACCAGCATCAGACCAAGGAAGTTCCCAAACGAATGGGATAGGGACTCCGCTATCAGCCGTATCTGCCACAGGGGAAAACCCAGTATAGTCAGTGAAAACGGTATCGTCATCAAACATCTCCTCAGAACCTTCACGATCTTTTCTAATTGGATCTTGTTCAGTTCCGTATAAGAAGACTTCTGTTCCAGCAGTAAAGAATATTCTCTTTAGTGCTGATCTACATGCAGCAGTCCAGTTCCAATTCTTGAATTCGTACCATGCTTCAATCTTTAGTGTTTCATTCTTCTTGAATACAAATGTCCTAGTTTCGGTAGTATTATCTACTGTATCAGTATTGGGGATCATCAACATATAGTCTCTAGACTGACTATCGAATATGCTAAATGTTCGATCTTCTAATGCCGCAGTACTAGTTAAGTTATTGATATCTTTCTGTATTTCTGGATCAACTAATTGAGAGAATCTCTCTGGTCTTACAGAGCCAGTGAACAAAGCACGATTAACACTACTAACACCAATTTGATCAGCAAATAAAACGTCCTCACCAATGGTTTGTACTACTCTATGAGATATAGCTCCGTGACCTTCCATCGCATCTGTAAATGTGGGAGCATGATCTGAATCACTAAATACTCCAAGAGTTCCAGGTAATATGGAATCTTCAAAGAACACTAGTATCTTATCACGGAAACTGCCTAGTCCCTTTATAACTGAACTTCCACTTGGAACTCGACTACCAAGATCAAGTGCTACTGAATCATTTGGTGAGCCATCTCCAACCCAAACACCAGATGTATCTGTAGATGATATATGAATTCTATCGGCTGCATCAGGATCACCAGCCATAATTAAATAACGTCCATGAGCAAGTAAGTATTTAGCTATTGGTGTATTAGCGTTAGAGCCAGTAGCCGGATCATTTAGATACTGACAACCCATACCTGAATCAATTATTAGTGGCTTATTAATTCCATTAGCTACTATTAGTGAGCCACTAAATGCAGCAAACGATGCAAATGTTAGTCCTGTAGCCCAACCATCTGGACTACCAGGAAGACCTTTTGCCCAATCGTATGACCAGATCTCATATACATTCCCACCGCTATCTATTCTAGCTAACTTTCCATTCTTACCAACACAGATGATGCTGGCTGAAAAGTATTCACAAGCAATAATAGCGTCTAGATGATCAGAAGTATCAGCAAATAGTTTTGTTCCATGTCTTACTGCGTTAGATCCATCTTCATTACGCTGCATGTTCCTTAGTATCTTACTGAACTTGGTTGTTAGATTTAAGTCATTGTCAATAACATTCCATCCACCAGAGAAGTCACGAATAGTCGCATCTAATAAGTGATTAGATCGTTGTACTTTTCTATCTTTAGGGAATAAGAATGTATCGACCATTAGAATGGAATATCATCCGGGTGAATAGCTCCACCACGTTCAAATTGATCCATTATCGCTTCTACTAACTCTTTGCCTCGTTCAGGATTAGCGTCCATATAAGCTTGTAATCTAGGATCATTAAGACCATCACCACTTTCTAAAATGGAACGGAACATATCATCAGGAACTGCTTCGGTTCTTGCTCCAGTTCCAGTGACGTTGACCTCTGGATTGTCTGCTTCTAGCCGTTTCAAATCAGCAGGGTCAATTTCATCAGGAGGTCTTCCGTAATATGTTCCTTCATCTGGAAATGTATCTAAATCTCTACTCATACTTGGAGCAGGTTGATCAAATTTGACAGGATCAGCAGGAAGTCTGGAAGGATCACCTAAACTTTCTGTTCTAGTAAGGTGTGCTTTCCCCGGTGATGGAGCCATTCCAGCCGTTTCTACTTTATGTTCTGCTGCTGTAAATGGAGTTAAAGGATCTTCACCTTGTACTTCTCGTGCTTGTCGTCTTGTATCTCTTAAATTTGTATCTCTAAATCCAGTAACTGCTCCGGGGTTCGTTACTTGGTCAGGAGCATATACTGCTCCTCCTGGATCAGCTTTATTAGCACTCTTAGCCCTCATCAATTTAATAAGAGCATCTCTTATTTGTTTTGCAGCAGCCATAATAACTCCTTACTTCTTTGACAGCATCACAATCACTACTATTAATAATGCTATTGTAATTGCATCTACCCAAGGAACTGCCATACCAGCCATTACTGTCGCTGTCATTACGTTGGTAGTTCAGTGAATGTGAAGCTATTAGGCAATGAAGTAACAGGATCAAGACTGATAGGTGCAGCGTTGAACAAGTTCTTCAACTGCTTAACTCTTGCTTCAAACATCAGTTGAAACTTCTGACTAGCATTTGGATTAGTACCGTCATCTTCTAGATAATCGAACACTGATCCGAGTATTAATGCCTGATCATCGAAGTCTATCTCATCAGTACTAACAAATGTATCTGGCTTAGTTCTATACTGGACAATTACATTACCAGTAGATGCTTTAGGCCAGATCTGAAATACTCTTGTAGTCTTATAAGTACTACCAACTCCCAATGGTTCATAATGAACTGGACTAGTACCGCTTAATTCAAATGGATTAGTCGTAAGTCCAGCTAACTTAGTCAGTGGAGTGTTGGAGTTATCTGCAAATATTACTCTAATATCATCAAATCTTTTGATCTTGCTTGTTAAATCAGTGGTGACGATTCCAAGCGTTCCATCTAGAGTTAATTCTTCCCAAGACATAAATTGAGGCCAAAAGACCTCATCAAATAACACATCGAATTTATGCTGGATCATTTCAGCTATACGATCTTCTGCGTATACCTGAACACCAGTACCCGCAACCATTGAAAGACGGTCAGCAGTTCTGGTTATTAACTGTGTTAATGTAGCCATAAAGGTAGTGGACGAGAGTGAAAGGGGAGGCTAAACACTCTCGTCCATCCTACTTAGCCGTTATACTGTTCAATACCGTGAAGATCAGCGGTATTACACTTGAAACGCACCTCGTAGGATACCGACCCATTGCAAGCTGTAGTTACTCGTACAGTTCCACGAGTATCTTCAGTTGTGGCTGTTTGGGTTGCGGTATCATCACCAGCTACAAAGCAAAGTGGTTCAACAGTAACCATGTAGTTAGCTGCTCCACCAGTAGGAGTACCATCACCACTGATTCCCATAGCACCGTATTTAGCAACAGTACTAGTAGTTTGATCATTATCAGTAGCAGCAGTATCACTATCCAGATCAGCAACGGAGGCACTATTAGCAATTACTAGTGACAAACCAGCAACATCAGTACTTCCGACCACTACGGTAGA